TTAATAATAATTGCTTAATTGTCATAATATTGTTTCCTCCATTCGTAGAATTTCTTTTCTCCCATTTTGTCTTTCATTTCCTTTAACATTTGAACTGACATATCCCAGTGTTCTGGTCCTATCAGTTTCTTTCCTATATGCTTACAAATAATGGAGGTATCGCAGTAAATCTTATACCCTGCCTCTTTAACTTTCTCACAAAAGTAGAAATCCTCGCCCTTTCTTGGCTTGTCCTCGCTTTTGGGAATATACCAAAAATAAGGCAATTTTAATTTCTTGAAGATTTCCGCTTTTATGAGCATACATCCTGCCCCACAAGCATCTATTTCTATTAAAGAATCTTTTTTATAGTTCTCAACGCAATCGTATTTTGTTTTATCTTCCTTGTTTTTTAAAAATATCTGTGGAAAATGCGGTTCCCTATTCGCAAAATATAATCCGCAAACCATATCCTTGTTGTGGGACAATAGCTTGGTAATTGTATTAATTGGCGGCAAGACATCATCATCTACAAGAAATATATAATCTGCCACATCTTTAACTTTTTCTGTTAGCAGGTTTCTAGCATAAGCCACATCAGCACCTGTCGTATAGAGAACTGAATATTGGTCTGCTGGTATTTCTAATAACCTTAATGCCATTGCAAATGCTGGGTCGCATATTCCCTTGCTTGGAAAAACTATAGAAAGTATCATATTCTATTTTGAGCGATTAATGATTTTAAATATTCATCTGCCAGTTTTTTAACCGATTCGCAATAAGCCGCCATCTTATAATCATTCCTATTCATCGCTGTATATCTCATATCTCCCAAATACTCTATGGTTTCTTTCAGTTGTTTTTTGTCCATTTTGGAAAGGGAAATCTGTATTCTTGTTTTGATTTCCCTTGGCAAATCAATCTTTTTTGTAGCCAAATGAAAATCAATCGGTTTCGGCAATTTTAATGGGTTGTATTTAAATTGCGGTTTTTTTATTATCTCCATTCTCTTTCTCCCGTAATGTGAACCATAGGGTCATCCACTATCTTTGGATGTTTTCTGTTTTTGCGTTTTATCTTGTTCTTCTTTATTTTCATTTCTTGGTTTTTAAATGTCCCGCATAGGATTTCCCATCTTTAAAACAGATATGGATATACTTGCCATTTGAAAGTTTTTTGGTTCTAACCCTACCCCCTTGGGCTACACATTTTTCAAAATTTTTTGGCATACTTTTACCACTTTTTATTCTTTTTTACCTTTGCTTTTTGTTTTGCCTTTTTTTCTTTTTTATTAGCCATATTATTTGTTATCGCCTAAATGTTGAGTCTGGAATCCAGACTTGTCTTCTGGTGTTTGACCAACTTGCCTAAAACCACCAGCCATTTCGTTGGGTTTTCCCTCTGGGTTTTTTACACCCCCACCCATTTCTTTTTTGCCAGTGATTTCGTGAATTCTCTTGTTTATCGCCCCGAATGGTTTCAAAAAGGTTTTATGGATGGCTGAATTAAATTTACTTGGTGCTCCTGCCATATTTTCTTTTTGGTTTAATGTTATTTACTTTATTATATGCGTCTTCGACCGTTTTTATTATAATTGAATACGCCCTTGCTTCTTCTTGAAGCCTAAGAATCGCATCCATTGACGTTCTTGTAAGACATAGTTTGGCACAATTCTCCTGGTTTAATCTTAACAACCCAACCAGTTTCTGAAAGTTCTTATCTTCCCATAATGTAGCCAGTGCCTCTATATTTTCTTTTTTAAGTTTTTGTATTGTCTCCATATTATCCTGTTGGTCCTCCAGCCATTGCCCTGCCAGGAAGTGCCTGTTCTGGGGCTATTCTGGTATTTGCTGGTGACCTATTTGGTCCAACCATTGGCATTTGAGCTGGCATTCCCTGTTCCGCACCAGGTGGCATTGCTTGTCCCTGCGGTTGACCTTGTTGTGGTTTGGCTAATAATTTTTCAGAACCAACTAATTCGTGTGTATCTATGAGCATTTTGGCTAATTCTACTGGGTCTATTATGCCAAACTGAGTCAAAGGCAATAACCTGTCAAATAGGTTAATTGATTTTTGGGCTTCTAATGCCTTAGAAACTGGCAATGTTCCGCCAGGAATAACCACAATATCATATTCTCCAGTTAGGTCATCTGGTCTGGCTGTAAACCACTCATAAGAACCTTTGGGATGTTTAAACCCTATGTTCCTAAATTGTTCTGTTTCTTCTATTCCCTCTTCCCCAATAATCTTGACAACCTTGGGAATTGAATAAAATTGCTGTATGTTAGAAAGTCTTAACCTGCCCAACCTGTGTAAAGCCATTTTTTCCAATAACTTCAATTTTAACCAAATCCCCTTTAATGAGCTTTCTTTTAGAATTGCCACTTCGGTAGCTGTGTCTCCACGTCCACCTATTGATTGCATCCTAATGTCAATTCCTGTTGCCTTTATTATGTCGTCATTTATAAACTCTTCTTCTCTGTAAGATTCAGCAAAAACTGGTATTTTTTCAACTGGTTTAATAGAATCAACTGGCCCCCTTAATATTCCGTGTGGTTTGGCTATTAAATCATCATCATCAAGTTCTAGCCTATCGTCAACAATATACTGAGTCTGGATATTCAAATGAGTAGTATCCAGCCTCATATTCCTCAAGGTATCCCTTTCTTCCTGTAAGCACCTCATTACTTTCGGTTCTCCCATTCCCACAAAACTATGTGGTATTAAAATATCAACACCCCTGACAAAAGGAAAATCCTTATGCTTGTATGGAATTGGATTATTTGCTGGAGTCAATAAAACTCCATTTGCAATTATTAAATATAAATCGTTTGATTTATCGTAATAGTGGATTACCTCTATTTCCAAATCATCTAAATTGCCCATCGGTTTAAACCATTCTGGTCTATAAACATCTCCACCAGCCGATACCTTTTTAGATTTTGGGTATTTTTTAAATTTCTTTTCAAAGTCGTGCTGGGTCATTATGACAACCTTGGCACAATCCCTGGCGTGTTCCAAACTGTCTGCGGCAGAATCCCAGTAAAAATTCCAAATGGGTATAGATTCAAAACAAACATCATCATAAACAATTCTGTCTTTCTTCTCCCAAGATTTTGGTTCCATTTTCTCCGTATCAAATTCTCCCAAATGTTTTTCTTCTATAACATCATGTCGCCAGTATTCCTCTCCTATTCCCAATCCGTAAACCAAAGTATCGTCTATAAACTTTATTAATTCCAAATCTCCATTGGATTTTTCCCAGGTATATTTAAATATCTCATTCAGCTTTGTAGCCTTCAAAACATCTCCACTTTCCCTTGGTCTATATATAAGACCAGGAGACTGGTCAACCATTTCTGCTTTTGCTGTTTCTATAATTGAAAAAGTGTCTGGTAATTTAAGGTCAGACCTCCAATCGTCTTTCGTCCTTTTGGCTCTATACATCTGCCTTTGTTTATCGGCATCATTCCAGTCTTTCTCATAATCCCTTCTCTTTCGTTTCATCTTCTCCATTCTTTCCATTACTACCTTGATTTTTTCCTGTTCCGCCTTTGACGGAGTGTATGTTGAATTTTTTAACATTTTAATATCCAGTTATTTCGCTTATTGGTTTATATTTATATACGTCCTCATCCTCTATTTTAATTTTTCTGGCTCTATCTATAAGCCCCCAGCAAGCCAATGCGAGAGAATGAACGCAGTCAGCTTGAAACTTGCCCAATGGCTTGTATTTTACCCTGCCCGATTCTTTTGAAATCTCCCTGCCGAATGTCTCCAATTCGTTAAGAAGTTCTTTTATTTCGGGATATTCTATTTTTCCTTCTTGTATGTAAATTGACAACTTGTCTATAACTTGCCGTTGGGTTTTCTCGGTATATTGGTATGGTTCTACCCTAACGCCAAATCTTTCCAAATCGTCAAGTATTGGGTCTCCAAGTCCAGTAGAATCGAGAGTAATTTTTAAACAAGGATATTTATCCCAAACTGCCTTTATTCTGTCTTTTTGGACAGCCCAGTCAACGGTCTTAAACCTATCCCAATAAACAACCTGATATGGAAATACCATTTCGTCTACCACGGTTATAACCGAGTAAGATGTCTTTCTTCCCAAATCAATGCCTATTTTATACCTATGTCCCTTTTCTGGCTCTTTAAATTGTCCCACTGCCCTTTCCCTGAATTTCCTGAATATTTGTTCTGCCGTTTCTTCAAATTGAGCTAAAATCTCCTGCCTGTACTCGAAATCAGGCATATCCTTGGCAATACTGTCTATCTCATCTTTATCGATATATTCGTTATCATAACTTGTAAATCTCCACGATTTCCATTCCACTTCCTCTTTTAAGTCTCCCCTCATCCATAATTCCCAAAACCAGTTTTTTCCCTTGGGAGTGGAAATAAATATCGCTTTGCCATGGTGGTCTATTAGAGTCGGTCTCAATGATTGAGTCCAAGCCTTTTGTTTTACAAGTGCTGCCTCATCTATAATAATTTTGGTTAAACCAGCTCCAACCAGCTTTTCTGGCTCTTCAGCCGATTTTGCCTCTATTATCGTTCCAAGGTTCGTTATTATTTTAAAATCTCCTTTTGTATTGTGAACGCTCTTTATAATCGGCTTAAATTTGAAAATAGCCAAGTTATAAACTTCATTCCAAACTCTTTGGGTTAAGTCGTAATTTGGGGCTACTATCCAAACATACTGGTTTGGAGTTATTAAATCCCGTACTATTCCGTCTAACGGGTCAAAAACCACATAAAGAGACTTTCCCCCTCTCCTGCCCACGCAGATAACCTTAAACCTGTAATCCTCTTTCCTTACTGCGTTCTGCCAGCCGTTTGGTTTGTATCCTGTAAGTTTATTTAATTCTTCCTCGCAACCATCTCTAAAAGAATATTTTACTTCTTCTGATTTGGTTGTTATGCTCATAGGTTTAACCAGTGTAAATTTTCAGGAGTAATCATCCATAAAACCATTTTCTCCAAACTTTCCTCTAGTGTGAATCTTGGCACCCAGCCCAATTCTCTTATTTTGTCTCCGCAAAGAGCATATCTCAAATCGTGTCCTGGTCTGGTCGTGTGATAATCTATCCATTCTATATCCTTATCGGTTAATTCGCTTCTTTTTATTATTTTGTAAATATTCCCAGCCAAATCAAGAACGCTTCTTTCCTCGCCTATTACGTTGTAAGATTCTCCTATTTTGCCGTTTTCCAACAGGAATTGAAGACCATTGGCAACTTCCCTTGCGTGTATCCAGCAACGGGAACTTACTTTTCCGTCTTTGATTCCGTGTATCTTGATTTTCTCCCCTTTCAGCACTTTTCTGACAACCATAGGTATGAATTTTTCTGGATGCTGCCTTTCCCCGAAGATATTCATTGAATGAACCATTATAATCGGTATCCTAAAAGAACGGTAAAAAGCATATTCCATAGCCCATTGCCCTGCCTTAGAAGCAGAATAGGGATTGGAAGGATAGAATTTGCAGTCCTCTTTGTAAAAAACCCCGTTTGGTGCAGGTCCGAATACCTCATCAGTATTGAATCCGATATATTTTATCAAATTAGGCTGCTTATCCCTCAAATACTGCAAAAGATTGGTTGTCGATACAACATTCCCTGCAAAAGGAACAGCATCATGAAGCGAGTTCTCAACGTGAGATTCTGCTGCCAAATGCAAAACATAATGAATTGTGCCTATCTGCTGGTGTTTTATGTCTGAAATAGGCGAATTTAGGTTGTGATACACGAACCAGAGCCTGTTTCTGTAATTTGGAAAAGAAACAATGTCGGTTATTTTGTTAATGTCTCCAGCATAATTTAAGCCGTCAAGGACAATTATGTCGAAATCAGTGTTCCTTAACAAATGCTCGACTACGTGATGACCGACAAATCCCGAACCTCCTGTTATTAATAGTCTCCTCATAGTTTTAGTTTAGTTTTTTGAGTAAAAATTCGGAGGTGGGTATATATACATTTTTT